TGCGTGTTGAAAGTGTTTCCACTGGCTTCATGCTTGTGCGCCGCCATGTGTTTGAACACATGATTGAGAAGCATCCTGAGTGGCAATATAAAGGCGATGGCGATGGCGAAACAGAACACGCTATCTTTGACTTTATGATTCTTGATGGTCAGTATATTGGCGAAGACTATGCTTTCTGCTTGAGAGCTAGGACTGAAGGATTTAAGATTTACTTAGATCCTATGATTAGTCTCCCACATATTGGCACAGAGGAATTCACACGGGACTTTGAGAAAGATGTTTTAAGGCCGCTTCTTAAGGAGCGTTCAAAACCACAGTTGAAAGTTTCAAATGGCTAGTCCAGCATGGCAGAGAAAAGAAGGCAAGAGCGAGAAGGGCGGATTGAACGCCAAAGGTCGAGCCTCTGCCAAGAAGGAGGGCATGAATCTGAAGCCTCCACAGCCAGAGGGCGGCAGCAAAGACTCTTTTTGCGCAAGAATGACCGGAATGAAGAAGAAATTGACGAGCGAAAAGACCGCCAAAGATCCAAATTCGAGGATTAACAAAAGCCTACGGGCTTGGAATTGTTGAGGTAAATATGCCAAAAGATGTTGTTAGCGCGTATCAGTACGCAAAGTCCAAAGAAGGCCCGCGCGACAGTGAGGAAATGTATGACTCCGGAATTTTGGATAATGACCAAATTCTTACAAAATCAGACAAGCCAAAGCGTAACAACTACTACAAATACAAAAACCCCGCAGACGCAAAAGAAGCATATGAATCTTTACAAGCTGAAAACGAAATGCGTGTGGGTATGAAAAAAGGCGGAAGTGTTTCTAGCGCCAGCAAACGTGCAGACGGCTGTGCTGTAAAAGGTAAGACTAAAGGCAGGATGATTTGATGGACATCAATACCATTTGGTCTGCTGGATTGTCTGCCCTGTTGGGTGGATTGTGGTTTTTCATTCGTGAAAAGCTGGAAGATGTGAAGCGGATTGAGAGACTTTTAAACATCACACGCGAGGAGATTGCCCGTGATACAGCTACTAAAGCAGAAGTTGCAAGACTTACTGACCACATTGACCAGCGGTTTAACCGCCTTGAAGAAAAAATTGACCAACTCATTCAAAAAGGATAAATAATCATGGCGTATACACCCAATCCAGATCGTAAAGTTAAAGATGGCAAGGCAGTAGTTTCTGCTAAAGAGCTTGCTGATTTTAAAAGTCAGTATGGTGAAGATAAATCACTGCGCGATTTGTTGAATGCAGACAAGGGTTTGCGGCGTAGGAGTGAAAACTCAGCGCCTGCAAAGAAAGCTGATCCCGTAAAAGAAGCTGCCCCTGCAAAATCTTCAGTAATGCCTGACACCGATAGAGACTTAAGCGGAAAAGTTAAAGAAGAAGAAAAACCGTTTTCAGAGTATAGATTTGGCCCTCAAAATATTAAACGTAACTTGCTAAATGCACCAAGCGACATTGGTGACCTTGTTTCCAGTCCCTTCCGCGCAATCCGTGAGGCTGGTAGCCGTGGTAATCCTGATGCCTCTAAGAAAATGGCTTCAGGTGGTAAAGTTTCCAGCGCCAGCAAACGTGCAGATGGTATTGCTCAAAAGGGCAAGACTCGCGGAAAGATGTGTTAAATCATGGGACGCTTAAACAAACCAGCCAAAGAGGGATATGTATATCGCTCTCCCGGGCAAACAAATGCAAGAGATATATTGCCTAACTTGCGTGAAGATGTAATGGCTTCACAAAGTGCTGATAGTGATCGCATTAGAAGAGGTTTAGATACCTCAGAAACCAGACCACAGAATCGCGCTCAAGTACAAAACGCAGCGGGTAGGGCTATTACACGCATTGCGGGTCGTGCTGGACTTGCTGGACTTGCTGGAGAAGCAGGGTATGCACTTGGTAGAAAAATTGATGAAGAAACTGGCGTTGGTAAAAAGATAGTTGATAAGACAGTTGGCCCATCTATTGATCGTGCTGTTGCATCAAAAGATCGTGTTACTTTGTCTCCTGAGGCTAAAGCTCGTATTGAAGCTGGTGAGTTGGAAGAAAAAGCTTCTGTTAAACCAACAAAACAAACTCCGATGAAACGAACTATGGACAGCGCATCACCAGAAGGTAAAATGCGCCCCGGTCGCAATGAAGAAATTGATGATGATACCCGCGAGAGCGCTGGGGGCTACAAGCACGGTGGCTCAGTTTCTTCTGCCTCTAAACGTGCTGACGGAATTGCTCGGCGGGGCAAGACTCGCGGAAAGATGTGCTAATCGTGCCAGCCACATCAGCAAAACAAAAGAAATTCATGGATGCAGCGGCTCATAATCCTGCGTTTGCGAAGAAGGCCGGTGTACCTGTAAAGGTTGCCAAAGAGTTCAGCAAGGCCAGCAAAGGCCAAACATTTAAACAAGGTGGCGAAATGAAAGATTCTAAAGCGATGGTCAAAAAAGAAATTGGCTTTATGAAAGCCAAGGGCGCTCCTAAATCCATGATGAAACATGAGATGGCTGAGATGAAGGGCGCTAAAAAAATGATGGGTGGCGGTATGCACATGATGCCCGGTGGCAAAATGATGAAGGACTCTGCTATGAAGAACGGCGGCAGCGTCAAAAAGATGGCTTCTGGCGGTATGCCTATGGTTATGAAAGACGGACAGAAGGTTCCAGCTTTTGCTGCTGATGGAAAAGGAAAAATGGCTCATGGCGGCATGGCTAAAAAAATGATGGGCGGCGGTATGTCTTATGCCAAGGGCGGTTCTGCATCCAGTCGCGCTGATGGTATTGCTCAAAAAGGCAAGACCAAAGGCAAGATGCTCGCAAAAGGCGGCAAAGCTTGTTAAGGTGAATGCTATGGCAACCTCAAAAATTGAAGCTGGAGTGGCTAAATCTTTAAAAAAAGCTGGTTTTTATGAAGCAGGAAAAGCTGCGTCAAAACGGCTGAGTATTATCAACAAAGTCACAACCAAACCTCAACGGGTAAAGATGGTTGATAAGTTGTTTTTAGCCAAAAAAGTTAAAGGTGCTAAAAAATGAGAGCAAGCCGTGGTATGGGTTCAATTAATCCCTCCAAAATGCCCAAGGGTGTTAGGAAGGCTAGGCGCGATGACACTGACTTTACTGAGTACGCCGAGGGCGGAAAAGTAAATGCTGCCGGTGGTCTGTATGCCAATATTGCAGCCAAGAAAAAACGGATAGCTTCAGGCTCTGGCGAGAAAATGCGTAGTGCAGGTTCGGCAGGCGCTCCAAAGAAGAGTGATTTTGCCAATGCAGCTAAGACAGCCTCCTATAAAGAAGGCGGAGAAGCAAAGTCTAAAGTAAATGAAGCTGGTAACTACACAAAGCCTGAGCTACGCAAGCGGATCTTTAACAGCGTCAAAGCTGCGGCAATCGTAGGTACGGGAGCGGGGCAATGGAGCGCGAGAAAAGCGCAAGTCATGGCTAAACGCTATAAAGCCGCAGGCGGCGGGTACAGAGATTGAAAGCTCCACAGACTTCCCTTAAAAACTGGGGCGACCAGAAATGGCGCACCAAGTCGGGTAAGCCTTCGTCAAAAACAGGTGAGAGGTATCTCCCTGAAGCGGCTATTAAGTCTTTGTCTCCTGCTGAATATGCCGCCACGACCAAAGCCAAGCGCAAAGGTAAAGCGGCGGGTAAGCAGTTTGTGGCTCAGCCTAAAGGCATAGCAAAGAAAACGGCAGGATTTAGATAATGGCATACACCACCGGCACATCACTCTTTAACATGGAGTTTACGGAGATCGCTGAAGAGGCGTGGGAACGTGCTGGGCGTGAGATGCGTAGTGGCTATGACTTGCGCACCGCCCGCCGGTCAATGAATCTAATGACTATTGAGTGGGCTAATCGTGGACTCAATATGTGGACGATTGAGGCTGGCTCTTTTCCGCTAACGGCTGGATTGAACACTTATGCGCTGCCAAATGACACTATTGACCTGTTGGATCATGTGATTCGCACGGGCGCGAATAGCTCAAGTACACAAGCTGACCTGACAATTTCACGGATTAGCGTGTCTACATACGCTACGATTCCTAACAAATTGCAGCAAGCCAGACCTATTCAGGTATGGATTCAACGTCTTTCTGGGGAAACAAGTGCAACTACGCTGACTACAAGTGGAAGCGTTACCACTACAGCCACAACAATTGTTTTGAGTTCTACAGTTGGATTGGCTTCTTCTGGATTTATTAAGCTGGATTCAGAGATTATTTACTACGGATTCATCTCGGGCAATAGTATTGGTGGCTGTTTCCGTGGGCAAAACTATACTACAGCAGCAACCCATATAACAGCTACAGAGGTATTTGTCCCTCAGTTGCCAGCTGTGACAGTGTGGCCTACACCTGACGACTCTACCCCTTATGAGTTTGTCTACTATCGTATGCGCCGTATTCAAGATGCTGGATCTGGCGTACAGATTGCAGACATGAATTTTCGTTTCCTGCCGTGTGTAGTTGCTGGTTTGGCTTACTACATTGCCATGAAAGTGCCTGAGTTGATTTCCCGTATGGATATGCTGAAGCAAGCATACGATGAGCAATTTAACTTAGCTGCTGGTGAAGATCACGAAAAAGCACCGCTGCGGTTTGTTCCACGCCAGCAATTCATTGGCGGGAGTACGTCCTAATGGATAAATACAAGAGCGTACTTGAAAAATATAATGAGAGCTTGAAGCCTCGCCGCCTCCCAACTCCAGAGGAGGAGGCGATTGAGCCTGTATACCCAGAAGAGTATTTAGTTGGAGGCCCCGGAAAATCTGCTGTGTCAGGACTTAGATCGGGTGCAGAAAAGGCAGCGGCTAAAGCGGAACAGCGTATGCGCATTGCTAATACTAAAATTGGGTCAAGAATTCCTGAGCCGTGGATGAAGGCGGCAGATGATGCCGTTAGAGATAGATTTTATAAATCAAAAGTAGGTCAAGCAACTTACGAGTCTGAAAAAAAGAAAGCCGAACAAACCGCTAAGCAGCGAAGCAGGCAGGACGTGATAGATGTGGCTAAAGATTCCGCGAAAAGAGCTTCCAACAACTTTTATGGCGATGCTGGAAATGCGATTGGCAATGAAATGTACAACCAGCGGCAAAATGCGGCTGGAGACACATACAAAAAAGGCGGTAAAGTCAAATCCAAAGCCTCTTCCCGTGGTGATGGGATAGCCCAGCGCGGCAAGACCAAGGGGAGATTGCTCTAATGAGTAGCAGTTATGCTTCTGGTCGGATCGCAATTGCAGAATGCGATAGGTGCGGTCAAAGCTATAAGCTCAAACAGCTCAAGACTGAGGTCGTAAAGACTAAGCGGCATGAGTTAAAAGTTTGTCCTGAGTGCTGGGATCCTGACCATCCTCAGCTTTTATTGGGTATGTATCCAGTAGAAGATCCGCAGGCGTTAAGAGGGCCGCGTAAGGATACAACTTATGTGACGGCTGGTGTAAATGGATTACAGCTAGATCAAAGTGGTTTTGGCGGCTATCCTACTGGTGGCTCGCGGGATATACAGTGGGGATGGTATCCGGTGGGCGGGGCAAGAGATTTTGATGATGTTTTGACACCGAACAATTTGGTAGGAACGACAAGTGTTGGTACAGTATCAATAAGCGTAACTTAGGAGCAAATGATGGAAACAAGTAAAGTTAAAGGCATTGCAAAAACAGAGGCAAAAAAGGTTGTCAAAGGCCATGAAGCTTCTATGCACGGCACGAAAAAGATGGCTGCGGGTGGTAAGACCAACCTTCAAATGAAGCAGCTTGGTCGTGGTTTGGCTAAAGTTGCCAATCAGAAGAAGTCTTCTTTCACATATAAAAGCGGAGGCTGATATGGGATACAGCAAAAAGATGATGGGCAAAGAAGTTGGTGATGCAGCTACTTATGCAGTTCCTCACAACATGAAGGGTAAGGCCGCGCCAATGGAATCAAGCCCCGGCAAACGCACAGCCAAGCGGGACAACAATCCTGACTGGACTCCTATGGATGGTGTTTCTATTGGAAGCAACAACAAAGTGAAGACCGATGGCATCAAGATCCGTGGTACTGGCGCAGCTACTAAAGGCGTGATGGCTAGAGGCCCAATGGCATGACTTACAGCGAATTGGTCATTGCGGTGAGTGATTACTGTGAGAACACGTTTCCCACGGTGGACATGAACATAATGATTAAGCAGGCTGAACAGCGTATTTATAACACTGTTCAGATAGCAAATCTGCGAGCAAACGTGACTGGTACTATTACCACTGGTAACCCGTATCTGTCTGCGCCTAATGATTTTTTGTCTACTTATTCGTTGGCGGTGATTAGTG